CCATTCCTCCTCTGTAATCATAACAGTTGCTAGGTCTTCATCATTTGCTTCATGCCAAGCCTCTACACCATCTGCATCAGCATAATCCAACGCTTCCTTAAAAGCGTTAATAGTAAATCCCCACTTCAAATCATACATAGGGAGTTCTGCGTCTGATCCTTCTGCATATCCTCCTACCACAATTCCTTTCTCATCAGAATCAAAGATGCATCCACATTCAGTACCTTTGAATACCCACTTGCGTAGGAGTTGTTGTGAGAAAGTTTCTGAAACTTTGCTATCTTCAATATGATCCCCCATCCATTCACACCACAGTTCTTTATTGTTATTGATTTTCATCTTGATTCTACCAATCCTAGGAACCACAAAATGTAGGTCACAAACATTACGCCATATGAACAGGCACCAAAGAAAAGAAAAGCTGCCATAGCTTTCTTCAACATACCATCACTAATTTCAAACTTCATTCATGTACTCCTCTGGCTTGTCTAAGTTAAACCAAGACTCCAGCTTGTAAATAATATAACCACTAGTTTTGTGAACAATAGGAAGAGGCAGATCAACAAATGTTTGATATGTCCCACTCTTAGTCCACCCGTTTAAATTCTTCTTGTCGTTTCTCACCGTGAGGTAAGCATTCCCCTCTGGTGTAAGATGATTTTTAATGTGTGAGATAACCTGCATACGCTCCTCCTCAGTAGGAATTACATTCAATACATACGAACAGAGGATGGTATCAAACTTATCGTACCTATCAAGAGGTTCATGCTCCCCACCATTAATGTCCCATCCCCTGAGTCCAAAGTAGCGGGTATCAGTACCTCGACCACAACCGTAGTCCAAAGTATCCGCACTTAGCTCAAAGCCAATGTTATCGTAAAGCCATCTAGCAGGGGCAGAAGGTTTGCTCCTCACTCTAGCAGTTTTGTGAAAGTTAGTTGTCATTGCAGGTTTGGTAAATATCGTAGAAAAGGGTAAATGCTTCCTCTGCCAAGGCAGCAGCACGGGGTGCATATGGGTCTTTGTGAGGTCTCCCTGAGTCCACCTCATCCATGTCTGCCATCCAAGCACACATACGATCATACAGGTCCTTGTCCCCGTTGATCTTGTTCAAATTATCTTGCGTCATGCCCCTATTATACCATACTCTTCGGCCTATGTCAAGCGACCCCTTAGCAAAAACTCACGATTCGTCTAAGTCCTTGTCATTACTAGAGTTATGACGATTCATGGCTAGAAGCCCATAGCCCACAATATCTTGGTAGGGATTTTCTTCAAAAGCTCCAGGGTTATTGGCTATTCTAAAGAGCTTATCAATGATCCTGGCGATTGTAAGTAAATCGTCATACTGCTCTGGCTTAATACCATCTGGAAACATCTGTCTTAGACACTCTCCACTCCTACCAAAAGAATCTCCGTAGGCTTTCTGCTTGCGTCCTACTAATTCCCCAACATCAAACCCTAACCCAGCGAAATCACTTTTCTTTTGTACTTCTTTTTCGTTCATCTACTTTCTCCTGCTGTGTAATAAAACTTTTAATCTCTGCATATGCTCTAAGATTACCTTCTGCAAAATCTTTTACTGGGGTTTCTCTGTCCGTTTGTGAGTTTAGAGTGTTTATCCACTTTTCTATCTGGTCATCAATAAATTGATTCATCGTACTCATTTTAGTTTTTGAGATTCAACTCCTGCTCTGTGCAATAGCTCTAGTCCATTGCTTGGGTATTCCTCTTTATACACTACACGCTTAATTCCAGCCTGAATAATTAATTTACTACACTCAAAGCAAGGAGCCAATGTGACATATAAAGTAGACTCACTAGAAGAGTTTGTCGATCTAGCGAGTTTAGTGATTGCGTTAGATTCTGCATGAAGAACCTCGGGCTTAGTGTATATCTCATCGAGATGGTTGTAGTATTCACAGGAGTTATCGAAACCTGCGGGAGTCCCATTAAATCCCTCGGAGATAATCTGGGTGTCTTTAACAATGAGACAGCCAACCTTCTTTCTTTCTGCATATGATAATTCGGCAAGTTCTTCTGCCATCCTCATGTAAGTTTTATCTAAATTTTCTTGTGTTGCCACTATTTACCCTCTAAATCCGTAAGTATTGTCCAAGAGACGCTCTAGGATCGCCCCTGTTGAACTTTAATGAACAGGGACGACCCATATGACCCCCTAAATTTGGAGCCCTTAGAGCGCAAGTTTTTATTTGTTATCTCCATCCCAATTGTTAATATCAAAAGGTCCAGAGTTCATAAGAGTACCGTCGAACCAGTAATTACGATCAATAGAGATTCTACGCTGTCTCCAGTTATAAGGAGACTTGCCTGTTAGCACTCCATACTTAAAGTCTGGGCCAAAGTAGTTATCATGTAACTTAACATTGGTTAGAGAATAACCATTACTGTCTTCTAAGTACACCGTATAATTTCCACCCTCCATTCTGTTGTGATGAATATTAATATTCCTTGAATCTTTTAGTAAAGATCCAAAAATAATACAAGCATTACTTTTATATCCACCAGCAGTATCAGCAACAGGAATATCAAACCAGTTGTACCTCACTTCAATATTAGAACCAAATCTAATTTGGAGGCAATCAGCGTGTGCATTAGGACCAATGCCTATGTTGTGGCACCAATTATATTCAATTAAAGAACCACTCCTAGCCTTAATAGCATCTGCTCCACAATCATGTATATTGTTCCTACGCACAGTAGTATAATGCACAAAGACTCCAGAAGACACAGCACCTTCAATCTCGCAATTCTCAATTAGATTACCTGTGAATGGATTACCATTTGAATCCCAGTTGGCAGCATGGATTCCATACCAACTTCCGTTGATACCATCCCCAACATCAATATAACAATTACGAATAATACAGTTGTTAGCCTCAATACTTATCTGCCCAGTAACATATTGGTTCTCAATGATGGTTCCATCTTGGGTAATAGTAATGCCTGCAAAACTAGAGGACATCATCCCCATTAAACACATCATAACGAAAAATAAGTTTCTCACTTGTTATCTCCATCCCAATTGTTAATATCAAAAGGTCCAGAGTTCATGGGAGTCCCATCGAACCAGTAATTACGATCAATAGAAACTCTACGCTGCCTGTAGTTATAACCTCTGAAAGATTTTGAAGTCAGCACACCATATCTAAAATCAGGACCGAAATAGTTGTCATGAATATAGTTATTCTCATTAACGAAGTTACCAGTCTTACCTGTTTCGCCAAAATATATAGAGTAATTGCCACCTTCAAATCTGTTGCCGTAGATCTGAACATTTCTCATGTCACCAACTTCAGCAGAGAACATTAAACAAGCATTAGACTTGGTTCCAGGCTCACTAATTCCCATAGCAAAGATGTTGTGCCGCACAATAAGATTAGAGCCACCTCTGGATTGAATTCCATCACAATGCGGAGATCCAGCAGTCTTCTTACCTAATTGCGTAACATAACAATACTCCACAGTAGTATTATCCTCTATCTTCATAGCATCAGCACCAGAATCATGAACATAACACCTACGGATGGTAGCGTGATGAGCATAAATACCAGCAGAGTTAGAACCTTTCACATCACAATCTTCAATCAAAGTACCTGTGAAGGGTTTACCTGTATTCTGGTCCCAATGCCTAGCATGAATTCCATACCATGAGTTAAAGCTAATATCAAAAGTACACCGACGAATGGTAACATTGTTTGCCTTAATATTTAATTGACCAGTAAAATGCTGATCCTCAATCACCGCACCGTCCGTTGTAATATCACCGAACGCAGGAGCAATAACCCCCATCAAACATAGCATAGCTATTAGTAGGTTTTTCATTTGTTGTCATTATCCCAATAGTTAATAGCCATAAAGGTTCCATCGAACCAATAGTTCCGATCAATACTTACTCTACGCTCTTTCCAGGGAGGACCTTGACCAGCTAAAGGACCATACCTCCAGTCAGGACCGAAAAGATTATCGTGCAGCTTAACACTATGAATAGGATAGGCTTCTTGCCTCTCAATATAAACGGTGTAGTTCCCACCTTCCATCACATTATCATGAATGAAGACATTAGAAATTGGTTCGACTTCTGGCTGGATCATTAAACACGCATTGCTCTTGTACCCACCAGATCCACCAGTTTGGGAAATAGGAATATCAAAGTGATTGTATCTGATAATAATATTAGACCCACCTCTAATCTGTACACAGTCAGCATGGGCTCCAACTTTTTTGCCTAAGTGATGGCACCAATTCCGTTCAATCAAACACCCACTCCTAGCTTTAATAGCGTCAGTCTGGGAATCATGAATGTTACACCTACGAATGGTAGTGTAATGAGCTAATACCCCTACACCGTAATCATGGATATGACAATTCTCAATTAGAGTTCCTTTATAGGGTTGTCCATTGGAATCATAATACTTACTACTAACACCATACAGGCTAGTTCCACCTCCATCAAGCTCACAGTTACGAATTATAACATTGTGAGCCTTCACATTTACTTGACCAGAAATATACTGGTTTTCAATAATCGTACCGTCTTGGGTGATCGTAATCCCCGCAAAACTAGAGGACATAACCCCCATCAAACATAGCATCGCCATTAAAAGTTTTTTCATGTTGTATTATAGTCTCACTTTGGTACACCCATCAGGATTCGAACCTGAAATCTACAGATTAGAAGTCTGTTGCATTATCCAATTATGCTATGGGTGCTTATTTTTTATAGTATATTAAAGCAAGTCGCTTTCTGTTTCTGAATACCCAGCTATACATAATAAATTTCCTTTGTTTGGTAGGACGAGCGGGATTCGAACCCGCACTTGACAGATTTTAAGTCTGTTGCCTCTGCCATTGGGCTACCGTCCCGATTCTTTTCGATGCAAGCAATACGCTAACCAAGTATTCCTTCCCTCTTTCGGACGCTTAACCTTAATTGCAAAATACTTACCAGTATGCCCCTGAGGCAGAGATAGATACTTCTTCTTATGTTCAATGCGCTCTAACGCTAGTTTCTCAGTTTTGAAAAACCCAAACTTTATTTTTTTAGATTTACGCTTCTTGATCGACATCTTCTTCAACAAGCAGTTCGGGTTTTTTCGTCTCTTCATCCAACCCAAGAAGATCCTTGAGTTCTGCAACAGCCGTAACCATCTCTTCTCGTTGCTCTGCCATCTGCTTCATCTGTCCTTCAATCTGTTCAATAGCCATATCAACTTGTTCAAGACCTTGTTCGGCCCCTTCTAACATTCTCGACAAATACTTTTCATTAACATCATTCATAATAATTTTTCCTTTTTTTGTTTATGTATGGTAGGACAGGGTAGAGTTGAACTACCTACCAAAGCCTTATAAGGACTCTGCTCTAACCGATGAGCTACTGTCCCATGCAGTATTATAGTCCACTCTCACAGATTCTCAAGAAGAGGAGGTACTATATTTTTGGGTATCTATAATCTTAACCTCACCCTTAACGATTCTAGGCATATAGTAGGGCAGTCCTTTTTTAGGGATTCGTTTATTTAAAATCTCATCGGCAATTTTATCTGTAATATTATTCTTAATAAACCTTGCAATATTCCTAGCTCCGTACTCCTGAGAGTATCCCTTATCCACGATAAAATCAATCAGAGGTTTGGTAGGTTTGATGGGCAAGTCTACTAATTGTAGTTTAGCAATCTTTCGAACCTCTGCTTTAGTTAGGGAATTAAATACAACTAGATCATCAATCCGATTTAGAAATTCGGGACTAAAATGCTTCTTTACAGAAGCGATTATCACATTATCTGTAACCTCTTGAGTAATATCAGGCTGTCGTCCATACCCTACAGGATTTCTTTTGATGTCTCCAATACCTTGATTAGAAGTGAAAATGAAAATAGACTCTGTAAAGTCCAGCACCTGTCCCATGTTGTCTGTACAAGTACCATCGTCTAATAAAGAAAGGAGAAAATCATACAGTTTGTGGTGAGCCTTTTCAATCTCATCAAAGAGAAAGACCCATTGGTTAGACTGTTCTGCTTTCTCAGCCAACAAACTTTTCTCTGTGTGTCCCACATACCCTGGAGGTGAGCCTATTAGTTTGGCGTACTCATGTCCTCCTGCATACTCAGCACAGTTGACCTTATAGAAATTACCACTAAACTTCTCTCCGAGCAGCTTACCTACTTGTGTCTTGCCCACTCCTGTTGGTCCAACAAACAAAAAGGAGGAATGACCAGACAAGCCTGATGCCATAAGCTTAAGAGACTTGATAATAGCATCTAATGCGGGTCTTTGTCCAATGATCTGAGTTTTAAAATAATCTTCTAAGTTCTTAATGTCCTCAATGCCAGAAAGAGAAACATTAAAACCCTCCTCGGTCTTAATATGCATCTGGTCTTTAATGTGCTTCAAGAATTTACGTTCAACACCAGATAAAAAGGTGTCTGTATTTAGGTCTTGACAGATAAACTCCAAAGCAAAAGGAGGATACAGTCCCACAATAGCCTCATAAGCAGCATCTACTGATTCATGAAGACTTATCTCTGATATATCTTCATACAAAGCAAAAAAAGCATCAACATCAACCAAAAACTTTTTAACGATAAAAGTTTTATAATCTTCAATCTTAATAGACTTATCTTCTTTAAGAATTTTAGCCCTTAGAGAGTGATAAAGTTTTTGCTCCTCGGCCAGAGTATAACCTTTTACAAAAAGCACTAGATCGAGTTCAGGACAAACAACACGATATGTTTTTTTCTTACTCATTTAGTAGATTATCTAACTCATTAAACACAGAGTTCTCTGCACCTTTGGTTGCTTTAGTTCTAGCTTCTGTGGTATTCTCTTCCATCTTAATTACAAGATTGAGAATCTTTACCACATTGTTTTTAGAAGCCTGGGCCACTTTAAGTGCGTCCACCATTAAGTTTTTAGCAGCAGCATCTTGTGGGTTAGCATCCACCATCTGTCTAAAGAATCTGTGGGCTTCCAAGGCTAAGTTTCGGTCCTCCCCAGCCTCGTCTATAAGTTTTTTGGCAATCCTTTGTACCCTAGTAGGTCCAAGAATTGAGTTTTTGGGTATATAATTTGAAGGCATAGCTTTAATTCTCCTTAGTATCTAGGGTCTCTAAAGCATTTTTATGAATGTACCAAGCAACCAAATCGTCCCACTCTTCAAACGTGAGCGTTAATCCAAAAGGTTTCCACGGTAATTTAACATCATTAAACATTAGATCCACCTAAGAGTTCAATGCTAGTTAAATTAACACTCTTTATATCAACCCCAACAGGCAAACTGAAATCAGCATTTATTTCTTTTATAGTTTGAACAATATCAAACGTATAAGGATAATTTAACTCTAAATCTAAATGAATTCGAACTGTCCTATTAATAATATCTTCAGCCCTACTTTTAGCAGTAAATTCTACCTTAGTAGGCTCCTCTTTCTTTTCACCCCAAATCCAATTCATTTAACGCTTCCCGTTTTTAAATTTTTCAAACTCAACATCATCAAGCTCATACCATTCATCTAAATCTTCAGGCTTGTCCTTTGAACTATCATAGGACGCTCTAGTATATGTTTGACGGATCTTTCTGTTATTATTTTTATTTTTTTGTGCGAATTCTTTTTTAGAACCTTCGCCATCTGAGTATCGTTCTTTCATGAGAAAATGCCGTAAATATCTTCATCCTCATCGTCATCATACTCTTCCTCTTCTGCTTTAAAGATATGAGAGACCTGTGCTAATGCCATAGCAACATGACCTCTTACTGGGAAGGATAAAGAAACACACTCAGCGTCAGAGTCCCAAAATACTTTTGCACATTTCGGGTTATCCTCCATCATATCATAAACTAAGTTATACAAGCAACAATTCTTATAGTAACTTAAAAATTCATCATCAGCAGTCTTAAACTTCGCTTTTCCTTTAGGTCGATTAAGAAAAAAGTGCATCTGAGCTACTGTAATGTATAGCCCATGATCGTCCATCATTAATGGTTCTCTAAATTCGTATTTTCCACGCATAGTAAGATAAAACGAGGGAGGAAAGGATGGGGGAAGTATTCTCCCCTCCCTCTAAGGATTAGTTGAGAGCGTAGCCCTCACTATATGTAGAGGCCAAATCCCAAAGTTGTGTGTTCAAATTCACATCTTTTTGAATGTTGGAGATTGGTCTCACCATCCTATTAGTCGTACCATTACGGAACCCTCCTCGCAGGAGGTTTTCTTGAGCCACATTAAATGTAGTCCAAAGGTCAGTTTTTCTGTCTGCTTCTCGTCTAGGGGTTGCCACATCAAGCACAAGCCCCTCATCAGGATTCTCGAAACGAAGTTTTGCAGCATCAGCAAAGAAGTCTTTGCGACTGCGTTGAGTCATTTCAGTCTCCTGCCAACTTCCGATCTTATCCGCAATTTGGGACGAGTTCATAATCAATTCTTTTGACGCTTCCACAACCTGCTCAGGCTCAAAACCAATGTGGCGAATGTGGATCTTGCCGAAGTCCTGCTCAGAGATAACCATCCCATTAGAACAGATCATGCGGAAGATTCCACCTTGAAGGGTATACCCACCAAGCCCATTGTGAGCGTTCATAAGAAGCATCTCAGGGAAAGAATCACCAACACCAAAATTATCCATCGTCATGTCTTCATGACGCAGACGAATAATGTGCTTTGCGTGATCCTGACTCCACTTGCGAGCATTTACCTGCTGGGCCTTCCATGCAGTCCAACCCTCATCCTGAAGGATCTCAAGGATGTCTGTAGTGGGTAGGAATGTGTACCTATCAGATACGCGACCGTCTTCAGGGGCTTCTGCAAAAGCAGCAGGAGCGTGGGCTCGTAGGAGTTCTTCGTTCTTAATAACCATCAGTTTGTACCTCCAAAGGTTTCGTTAAAAGCTTCTTCTCGGGTGAGTTCGCGTTGTTTCTGATCTTTGGTCATGCGGAATCGCTTACCAGTTTGTTCAGTA